GGCTTTGCTGACTACAACAGTTCTAAATGGGCACGCAAAGAATCTGCACTCACTGAAGCAGAACAAGCTGCAATTGAAAAATATGGATTGTATGATCTCTCTTCATTCTTGCCAAAGAAACCAACTGATGTTGAAATGAAAGTAATCAAAGAAATGTTTGAAGCAAGTGTAGATGGTCAAGCATACGACACAGAGCGTTGGGGACAATACTTCCGTCCTGCAGGTGTACAAGCACCAACTGGATCTGCTGCACCAGCACCATTGGTTGACGAAGACACTCCAGTACCGGTGGCCAAACCAGCACCTGTAGCATCCAGCTTTGATGATGAAGATGACGTGTCAGCACCAACTGCACCAGTGGCTGCGGCCAAACCAGCACAAAAAGCTGAAGACATCTTGGCCATGATCAGAGCAAGACAAAAACAGTAATTATATTTGTGGGAGAATTATTCTCCCACATTTTACATATGATTTTAATTTTAGGAAAAAGCGATCTTTCCATTGCATTAGAAAAAATTTTAGAAAATACTGTGATAGTTGGTAAGCCAGAGTATGATTTTTCTTTAAAAGAAGATTGCGATAAATTAGTTGCATTATATACTCCAAATGTTGTAATTAACACTTTTGGTGTAATTGATAATAATTTATGGAATACTTTAACAGTTAATTATATAAGTCCAGTATATCTTACTTTGAAATTTTATGAAAAAATGAATAGTGGGAGCATTATTAATATTTCAAGTGCTGCTACATTTTGGGTTAGTTATCCAGGTATAGACACAACTAGATTATGTTATAATTTATCTAAAGAAGCATTGTCGACTTTTGGTAATCATGTAAATAGACAAATCATCGACGATACAAAAAATGTTACTATAACTACAATAGAACCTGGAAAGTTTAGTAGTAAATTTAATAAGTATACGCAAAGTAAAATTGTAATTGATAAAATTGCAGAAACAATAAAATACGCAATTAATAATTCTATAACTAATATATCGATTATAAAATAATGTTGTCATTTAGCGAAATAAAAATAATACAATTAGAAATAAGTAGTTATTGCAATGCCGCATGTCCACAATGTCCTCGTAATTATTTTGGTGGAGCAACTATTCCAACATTGCCGTTACGTAAATGGACGCTAACTGAATTTAAAAATATATTTACTCCTGTGTTATTAGACCAACTAGAGCAAGTTTACTTTTGTGGCACATACGGTGACCCAATGACTAATACCTCTATAGTTGACATGTGTAAATTTTTAAGAGACAGTAATTGTAATATTAAAATTGGAATTCATACCAATGGCGGTGTTAATACCGAGACTGTTTATGCTGAACTTGCTGGGATAGTAGATTTTATTGCATTTGGTATAGACGGCCTTGAAGATACTAATCATTTATATAGAAGAAATACTAATTACAATAAAATAATGAAAAATTCCAAAGCATTTATAAATGCCGGAGGACATGCCATATGGGATTTCATTGCGTTCAAACATAATGAACATCAAATTGAACAAGTTAGGCAATTAAGTATAGACCTAGGGTTCAAAGAATTTAACACTAAAAAAACCAGTAGATTTTTAAATCACAATCATGAATATACTGATAAACTGTTTGTGTACAATAGGAGAAAATCTGTTGATTATACTATTGCACTTCCTATAAATCAACAATATGTAAATGAAAATTATCAAACTTTAAAAATCGTAAATCAACAATACGGATCGCTGGCAACCTATGCTCAAGAAACAAACATAAATTGTAATGCATTAAGAATTAAAGAAATATACATTGGGTCAGATGGATTTGTATTTCCTTGTGGTTGGCTTCATGACAGATTGTATGGCCATAATGTGGAAGCACATCAAGATCATTATCAAATAAAACAAATGATAAATGATTCTGGTGGTTGGATTAATGCTAATATTTTCCATACCTCGTTGGAAAATATTGTAAATGGTAATTGGTTCAAAAAAATTGAATCAAGTTGGTCTGGAAAAAGACTTGAAAGATGCGGCATAATGTGCGGAAACGCAGTTAATTTGATAGGATCGCAGAACAAAGAAATAAAATATAAATTATAATTATGCAAGTGTATAACTATAGAAATTATCATTTGATAGATCCTAACAAAGAATGTTTAGAAATTCTCGACCACATGGATGGTTTTACTCAGGATTTTAAAAATCCTATTTTGGAAAGACTAAAAAATAATAAAATAAAAGTTAGGACTCAATATATTTTTAATGAGCAAGTAAAAACAAATTATCCTAATCTATCATTTCAATTTACAGGATTATTTAAAACAGTTGAATCTTTACATAAATTTCAAAATTTTAACAACAAGAAAAATTTTAGAAATTTCCTTTGTTCGTTTAATGGAACTGACAATGTTGCTAGACAATTTTTAACTGCCACACTTTTTAAAATGGGATGGTTTAATTCAAACTACACCAGTAAAATGTTTGGTACTTTCAGAGACCGTATTGATGGAAATATAGATCAATTTTTTGATGACACGAATCAATCACGAATATATAGAAAATTTATTATAGACGATTCAGATCAAGGCGAGGAATTTTATAAATCTGTTCACGGTTTTGAATATCAACCATATAACCATTTATCTAATATTAATGTTTTGGCTGATAAAATAAATTCATCTTTTATACAAATAGTATCAGAATCAGTGGGTGTGTCGTACCATCCTTTTCCAACTGAAAAATTTGTATACCCACTGGTTTGCAAAACATTGTGGCTAGCATATTCTCAGCCATTATATCACGATTATCTGGAAAAATATTGTGGTTTTAAAAAATATGATAAAGTATTTGATTATTCGTTTGATACTATTACTAATCCTGTTAAAAGATTAATAGCATTAATGTCAGTGTTGCATAAATTCAGTTATCTGTCTGCAGATGACTGGCATGATCTATATCTAATAGAAAATGACACAATTGAGCATAACTATAATCATTATTACAGTAAAGACTATTTAAAATGTTTACAAAAATATACAAATGAATAAAAAAAATGTTGAATTTATCAAAAAATCATGTTATAATATCACTAACTAAGGAAATTAATTATGGGAAAACCATTTGACGTATCAAAGTTCCGAAAGGACATTACAAAAAGCATCGACGGACTGTCTATAGGTTTTAATGATCCAACTGATTGGATCAGTACCGGAAACTATGCTTTAAATTATTTAATCAGTGGCGATTTTACCAGAGGTATACCTTTGGGCAAAGTAACTGTATTTGCCGGCGATTCTGGTGCAGGTAAAAGTTATATCTGTAGCGGAAACATTATCAAAAATGCACAAGAGCAAGGAATTTTTGTGGTGCTAATTGATAGTGAAAATGCATTGGATGAAGATTGGCTCAAAGCTTTGGGGGTTGATACCAGTGAATCAAAGCTTCTCAAATTGAGCATGGCCATGATTGATGATGTGGCCAAAACAATATCTACCTTTATGAGTGATTATAAAGCATTACCTGACGGCGAACGCCCAAAAGTTATGTTTGTGATTGACAGTTTAGGTATGTTACTTACACCCACAGACGTGAATCAATTTGATGCAGGTGAGATGAAAGGCGATCTAGGACGCAAGCCCAAAGCACTAACTGCACTTGTACGTAATTGTGTAAATATGTTTGGTAGTTATAATGTAGGATTGGTTTGCACAAATCATACATACGCAAGTCAGGACATGTTTGATCCAGACGATAAAATTTCTGGAGGTCAAGGGTTTATTTACGCAAGTTCAATTGTGGTTGCAATGAAAAAACTCAAACTCAAAGAAGACGAAGAAGGCAATAAAATTTCAGATGTCATGGGTATCCGAGCTGCTTGCAAGGTTATGAAAACACGATATGCCAAACCTTTTGAAGGCGTACAAGTCAAGATTCCGTACGAGACTGGCATGAGTCCTTACAGTGGGCTCACTGATTTAATTGAGAAAAAAGGCATGCTTAAAAAAGAAGGCAACAGTCTTGTGTTTACTACTAGCGATGGAGAAATTATAAAAAAATTCCGCAAAGGTTGGGAACGCAACGATGATGGTTGTCTTGACACAGTAATGAAAGATTTTACCAATATTAAAGAAGAACCGACTGCTACAGAAGGAGACGAAGAATGACAGAAACAGTTGCTAGCGAGATCTGGAGTGAACTAAAAAGATACGTCAATACAGTAGATAGAGCTGATGCCGCTGAAACTATAGTTTCAATTTTAATTGATAATGACAGTGATGTGGAAGATATTCGCGATGCTTTCAAAGGCGATGCTGATATCAAACGAGCATTAACTGTATATCTTGACAATGATAAAGATTATGTCGAAGATGATGATGATGATGAAGATGATGATATAGAACATGATTGGGAAGATTGATGTGGTATAGTCGTGTTGTAGCAGATCTCAGTGCTATACCAGATTTTATTGCACACTATGAACAAGAGATTGCCACAGCCAAGAAAGATTGTCGCATTAGCGGCATAGTTGAAAAAAACATATCTGCACTGCCTGGAATCACTGAGCATAGATTCAATCAGCTTCAAGAAATAGAAGCAATATTGAACTATCTTAATATTCAATTGCGTAAAATCCGAAGACGGCATTTCCAAAAATATCTTGAAGGATATGCTCGTGCATTGACCAGTAGAGATGCTGAAAAATATGTAGACGGTGAAGACGAAGTAATTGACTTTGAAACTATAATCAATGAAGTTGCCCTGTTGCGTAATCGCTGGTTGGGTATTATGAAATCGCTAGAGAGTAAAAATTTTATGCTTGGACATCTTGTTAGATTAAAATCAGCAGGTATGGAAGATTATTCTGTGTAATGGAACCTAAAATCATTAAAATTACTCCTATAAATTCTTATCTATCTATCGGGTGGAGTATAACAAACAAATGTAATTATGATTGTATGTATTGCCCTGATAAATGGCACAACGGCAAGAATCAGTATACGTTGATACAATTACAACAATACTGGATAGATATTTTTAATAAAACCAAAGACCAACAACTTAAATATAAAATAGCATTCACTGGTGGCGAAGCGACTACCAACAAAGATTTTATTAAATTTCTTGAATGGCTACAAAAAAATTATAAAAATTATATACATATGATTTTGTTAACTACCAATGGTAGTGCCAGCATAAATTATTATAAAAAATTATTCAAAGTTGTAAATAATATTAATTTTAGTTTTCATAGTGAACATGCAGACGAAAAAAAATTTTACGAAAAAATAATCAAGTTAAAATATTTCATTGCCAACACTGATAATTTTATTCATGTTAATATTATGAATGAAAAATGGAATCAACATAGAATAAGTTTATATACAGATGTTTTAAATAGGTATCACATAAGTAATTCTATAAACGAAATTGACTATGCACTTAAAACTAGAGAATTTCCTATTATGAAAGGCAAATCTAATTTTGAAGTTTGAGAACCAAGCTGATCATAACATTGTGATTAATTTAAGCAACGGCGAAGAATTTTTGGTTTATGCTAACTGGGTGCACAATCAAAATATCGACGACTTTAAAGATTGGTACTGCGAAGCTGGTATAACACGATTAGTCATAGATAGCAGTGGAGATGTATTCAGTGGCGAATGCGAAAATTCATATCTGGGAAATTTAAATACTGATTGGAATTTGTTGAATAGATCTGATGCTGTATGTAAACGATCACGCTGTACAGGATGCACAGATGATTTAATAGTAAAGAAATATAAAATATGATAACTTTTGCAACTCCAGAACTTAGTCACACACATAGTCTTCAAACACTAAATGTTTTGTATGAATATGATGACTACATGGAAAGCATTGGTACTTTGGTAGATTTAGGGTGTGGTGCTGGTTTAGATTTAGCCTGGTGGGCTGGTGCTACTACCAGAGATGAAACACCTCGACTTCTTAATATAGAGTGTGTTGGAGTAGATCAAGTTGAAAGTCTACCAATTGCAAAAAAATATCCTAATGCTACGTATCAACGCAGTGATTTTGAAGATGAAATATACACTGTTAAAAATAAAAAATATGATGTGTTGTGGTGTCACGATGCTTTTCAATATTGTGTAGATCCTATTGGTACATTGGTTAAATGGAGAAATATTACCAGTGATGGCGGAATGTTGGTACTAATTGTTCCTAAAACTATTACTATTCATCATGGGCGATTGTCATATTTCCAATCTAGCAAATGTTATTACCATCATACTTTGATTAGTCTTATGCATATGTTAGCAGTTACAGGATGGGATTGCGCCTCTGGGTTTTTTAAAGAAACTCCGGGAGATCCGTGTATACATGCTATTGTATACAACAGCACACAAAACCCGCTGGATCTACGTAAGACTTCTTGGTATGATTTGGCAGAAAATAATTTGCTACCAGAAAGTGCAGCCAAAAGCGTCAATGCACATGGATACCTGCGCCAACAAGATTTAATTGTACCATGGTTAGATCATAGTTTAACTTGGATGGGAAAGTTATAATATTATCTATGATACCAATTTTTATTGGGTACGATCCTAGAGAAGCAGTTGCTTATCATACATGTGTAAATAGTATAATAAGACACGCAAGTCAGCCAGTGGCCATTGTACCACTGGCATTAAATTTATTTTCTGACTATAAGGAAATTCATACAGATGGAAGCAATCATTTTGTTTACACTAGATTTCTAGTTCCGCATTTAATGGAATTCCGGGGCTGGGCTATCTTTATTGACGGAGATATGATCATATGCGATGATATAATAAAATTATGGAATCTCCGTCAATTTGATAAAGATGTCATGGTGGTCAAACATAATTATCAAACTCGTCGGCATGTGAAATATCTCAACTCAAAAAATGAAAATTATCCAAGAAAAAATTGGAGTAGTGTAATACTTTGGAATTGTGGCAGTGAATCTAACCAGCAATTAACTCCAGAATTAGTACAAAAATCCTCTGGAGAATTCTTACACAGATTTTCTTGGATCACTGACAGTGGTATAGGAGAACTACCAATAGAATGGAACTGGTTACCAGACGAATATGGTATTAACAAAAAAGCTAAATTATTGCATTATACGTTAGGAGCTCCTTGTTTTGACGAATTTGCAGAAACCGTCCAGGCCAACGTATGGCATGAAGAACACAAATTAACTAATTATTGTCAACAAACAGTCAATGATCAATTGCAAATACTTTAATCTTTTGTCATAATTTTTTAAAATAAACATGATAAATAAAAGTAGGAGATAATTTATATGGCAACAGATTCCACCGGGGCAATTTACGAAAACAGAACGCTGCAATTTTATGGATACGCATACGGCAACAGCAACGTATCGTTAACCGCTACTATTGAGGGCAACACTGTGTTTTCTGGGGAAATCCCAACAACTAATATGTCTGTACCAACACCTCCAATTGATCCTGGTAACGAAGTATTATTATTTTCTTTAGATAGTTCTGATTTATTTCCGACAAATTGGTCTGGATCTCGCCCAATGAGTATAACTGTGTCAGGTGGAGAAGCCGCATTTTTTTCAAATATTAAATCCAACTACATGCATACAACTCCTGCCAATGTTCAAACTTTTTCTGCTGAAAATTCGACCATTAATGGCAATTTACTTACATTAGGCACCCCATTTTCAGGCCAGATTGAGATTGGTTCTACTGTAACTGGCAATGGTGTGTTAGAAAATACATTTGTCACATCTGGGTCTGGTTCGTCATGGACAGTGATACCAGATCAAACAGTATCTAGCACAACCATATCTGGAAATTGGGTGTTGGGATATTTGCCTGGAAATGCAACATCCTATACATTTTGCTATAACGGAAATCCTGAAAACAGCGAAAAGACACGAGATCCACGTAGCAGTGTGTTCATTGATAGTACACAACAAGTACCACCACTACCAATTTCAGCTGCCGTATGGGCGTGGTTAATTCCATCTGGTAGTACTATTTCATATAATTTAAATGTTGCCTTGGGTAATTGTGCACAATCTTAAACGGTAATACTTTTTACTTAAAACCCTACAAGTTGTAGGGTTTTTTTTATGGGTTTGACCTAAAATGATGTTTTTTTGTATAATTACAGCATTATGAAAACACCCAAACGTCGTAGCCCACAACCCCGTGCACATCGTGTGTTGTTTGATCGCGACTTGCCTTTTCGCCCACGAACTGAGAAAAATCAAGTGTTGTATAAACGCCACACTAAACATCGTGCCCGATCGCTAGCAGATTGACACCAAATAGTCATTTTGCTATAATAACAGCATGAACAGTAAAAAACAACAAGATCAAACAGTGTTGCATAAAAACAACAC